TTGGTTCCTTGTGTGGATTTGTTCTCGATGGTATTTGTGTTTTCTTGTGGCATTGTACTGCCCTTTCTATTTTTGGGTTTGTTAATTTATGCAATGCTTTTGCTTTGCAATATTCAAGTTATACGAATCATTGCCAATCAACGACTTACAAAATAAGTGTTACAATATATAAATAGTGTAACAGGGGGGGTCTTGGGGGGGATCGCCTGGTCCCGGCGTGTGTATATATATCCTCTTTCTCAAGTTTCCAGCCACATGGAGAATTTTGAACCCTTACTGAAGAGTTCTTGACTCTTAATGGGTTACAATAATATTATAGTAACAGCAGAAATGGCACAATTGGCAGAAATTCCTAAAGGAAGCATTACCGATGGGGTAGATGTAAGGGGAGGTATGCTCAAATTGGAAAAGCTATGGAAGAAGCAGGAGGGTCATACTGTAGGAAATGACTGGGTGGATAAGTATGGTGGTGAGATGGATCACCATTTCATGAGTGGTATGTATATACGGCGTGCATCTGCACCCAAAGGCATGATATTTACCACACAGATTCACAAAGTGCGTCATCCTTTCTTTATATTGAAAGGGAAAGCAAAGATTTTAACAGATAACGGGGTAGAGATACTTGAAGCCCCTTATTTTGGAATAACAGAACCAGGAACCAAGCGACTTATGGAAATTGTGGAAGATATTGAGTGGTATACAGTACATGCGACCGAGGAGACCACAGTTGAAGGGGTTGAGAGGGATGTTTTGGCAAAAGATTTTAAAGAACTAGAACAAAGGAAATAATTATGGCATTCGTAGCAGTAGTACCAGCGGTAGGATCAGCAGTAGCAGGGATCGGTGGATTAGCGTCAACAGGACTAGCAAGTTTAGGCGGACTAGCAAGTAGTATCCCTGTAGTAGGATCTACAATTGCTCCGGCTTTTACTGGATTAGGTGGAGCCGTTGGCTCGCTTGGTGCAGGAGTTGGTGGTATGCTAAACGGAGGTGGATTAGGTGCCTTAGGTCATGGCTTAAGTGGGGCCGGTCACGCATTAAAAGGTGGTCTCGGGGGAATTTATGGTGGTGCTGATAAACTACTTGGTGGGATGCTTCCCAATATGGGAGGTGTGGGGGTTACTCCGGCTCAGGGATACATGGGTAACCTTATTCCTGGTATAAAACAGATGCCTATGTTTGGTGGGGTTGATCCCACGCAAGCAGTCGGGTACGGAACTGTACTGGCTCCTCCCGAAGGTGGTTTCCCCGCAGCAGGTGGTGGAATGGGTGGAATGCTCGGAAAAGGACTTGGGGCATTAGGTAAATTTGGTCAAGCTGCCGGTCAAATTAATGCAGCTAGAAATATCTTTGATCCTCCCGGTGCCACACAGCCTGGTGTGTATGATGACCGTGTAATCCAAAGAAATAATCAGGATACACAATCTAGTAAGCCAATTATTTATGGAGGCGGCCAAACCCCTACTAATCAATCTGTGCAATTAGCACCACCTAGTGCTTACGCACCTATACCTCCGATTACTTGGGAAAATAATGGAAAATTAAATATCCCGTTTGATCATCCAGATTTGCACCCTGATCTTCAACAAGTTGGTAAGGACATCTTGGCTGAAGAGGAGGCAAAGAAAAGCGCACAAAGAGCTTCCCTAGATCGTATTACGGGTGGTTCAGCTAGCTCAATGAAGTGATGATCTCATGGAGGCGATTTAAGGAGTTTCTAAGAGTTGCGTTTGGTCCCAAAGTGGACTGGCGTGATTACCTTGAAATTCTAAAGTCTGCCTTTCAAATTGCAAGGAGTCCATATTCACAGGAGATGTGGCGGGCTCGCATGGTGATCTGTTACAAATGCCCTATATTTGATAAGGACAGGAAGACCTGTCGACCATTCCCCAACTCAGCTATGGGGTGTGGGTGTTATACGCCATACAAGGCATTGGTAAAACATCACTGCTGGGGTAGGGATAGATTTGGAGATAACTTCGGATGGTAATGAAATGGGATAAGTTCAAGGGGACTATTAAGAAGCCTGGCTGTGAAGCGACCATTGAAATGATGGACTTGCCCGATCCATTTTGGGAGGCCCGATTTAGTTGGTTACTCCCCGAGAGTACATCACACGAAGTGAAAGCATTTGAAGAGGATAAGCTGGAGCAGGCTTATAAATGGTGTGTTAAACAAATACAAGAACATGAGCAAAGACAACAACTCGCGGGAGCAAATTCTTGAGGTAAGAATGCAGCACCTTCGCCAGGATCTTGATATGATCGAGGCAAAGAAGGAACGATTGGAAAGTGATCGTAATAATCTTATCTTAAAACTAATTGCCCAAAGAGAACAGTTACTGTCTCTTAAAGAGCAGGATGAATGACCTAAGTTTTGTTGTCCGTAAGGGCGACAAGGGCTGGGTTATACGATCCCAAACTATATTGGGGGAGAGTCCTGTCGGCCCAAGATTAGCAAAGGGAACTAACTTTCCGAGTGAGTTTGGTATGGTCTTTGAAGATAAAAGAGAAGCAGATACAGTGGCGAAAAAGTGGGAAGAGTGGTATTATGGGCAATCCTACTTAAAGAAAAAACGAAAATCAAAGTATCTTGCATGATCATGTTACACGAATTACAATGTTACAATGGATATAACCCACTACATGTTTGCCGGAGTAACCCTTGCTATATCCGTTCTCGGGTTCTTTCTGAAGAAAAACAAGATAGAGATCGATGCTATGAGGGAAAAATTGCGCGATTTAGAAATCGCGGACGCTCGCAATAGCGAGCGTATAAGGACTCTTTTAAAAACTACGGAAGATAGAAGACGAGATATTCAAAAAATTTTTGATAAGATAAATGGCTAAAGCTAAGAAAAGTAAACCGAAGTCAAAAAAGGATGCTTGTTACCGCAAGGTAAAAGCATCCTATAAGGTATTCCCGAGCGCGTATGCGAGTGGGGCGATTGCGAAATGCCGCAAGAAGCGGGCTGGCAAAAAGAAATGATATGGCAGTTCGTAAAGGCAAAGCTGGGGCTAACCTCAAGCGATGGTTTAAAGAGAAGTGGACGGATCAAAACGGGCGGCCTTGCGGATCTAAGAAGACTAAAGGCGTCAAGAAGTGTCGTCCCAGTAAAAGAATTTCTAAATCAACTCCCAAGACCTGGAAACAGGTTGGTAAGAAGAAAAAGGCTCTGGTTGCTGAAAAACGTCGAGTAGGCATGGGGCGCAGGACAAAAAAGGCATAATTATGGCATACGGCAAAAAAACAATGAGTAAGAAAGCGAAACCGGCAAAAAAAGCATTTAAACCATGCAAAACTTGCCCAAATAAACCTAAGTGCAGAAGCGCGGGTAAGTGCTTGCGGCTTAAAAAGAAGTAATGGCAACCGAAGTCGGAGAAAATGTGCAGGTCAAAGCAAATCTCGCCTTCATGGCGAAGGTCATTGCTATTGTCGGGACGGCAGTCTGGGGGTACTCAGTCATCTGGAACAAGCTGTCTACCTTGGATAATGGCTTGGATCGAGTCCAACACGAAGGAACTTTGCTGGGTGATCTATCTGCTCGCATGATGCACATAGAGAAATTTGCAGAGCAAGCAAAGGCAGACCTCGATCATCTCGTTGAAATGCAAGATGCACCCATTACTTCAGACCACCAACAATTTGAGCGACTGAAGTATCTTGAAAAGGAATTAGACAGATTGCGCGACAAAGTGGAAAACAATTTAACAAAATAACATTATGGGCGGAACACACGGACGAAAAAAAATGGGCATGAAAAAGCCCAAGACAAAAATATCAATGAAACCAGTAAGGGGGAAGTATGCCAAAGCCAGCAAAGGGAAAGCGGTTCGCAAAGGTCGTTACTAATAGAAAAACTGGTCGCAAGCGTAAGGTATCTTACGGGCAATCCGGTAAAGCAAAAAGTGGCGGAGATCGCATACGGCCTGGCACCAAAAAAGGCGACGCATATTGCGCGCGCAGTGCAGGGATTAAGAAGTGTAAGAACCCGCCATGCGCAAATGACTTGTCCCGCAAGAAGTGGAAGTGCCGTGGTAAAAAATCAATGAGGGGGAAGAAATGAGCAGTTGTTGTAACTTTTGCGCAGTGAAAGATAAAATGCGCGACAATGTAAAAAAAGTATCTAAACCAAAGACATGGAAAAAGAAGTCTCCAGACCTGGAGCTTGCCAGGGCAGCCTACCAGAACAAAAAGGTGGGTTAGATCATACGGTTTCTATGTCCGATTCGGAACATAGTAAATTCGTAGATGCGTTCCGTATATTCAAGGAACAAACAGACTTTGAAAACGAGCAGGGGATACTCATGCTCAAGTATTATGTGCAAATGGCATACCTAGAAGGATGGAAGAAGCGCTCCCAGTTATCAGAATAGTTTCCGAAGAGGAAGAACCTTTTGTAAACTTAGGACTCGAGATGGACGAATCCACGCATGATATGCTGGTGAAGTGGGGTAAAGAGGTGGCTACAGATGAGGATTATGTGCAGATCGCTATATCAAACGGACTCAAGCATCTGGTTGAAGAAGATCAGTGATGTGCTTAAAATCTATTTTTTGCTCTAAGGTTAAGTCTTCGTTTTCAAGTTTATGGTAGTATTCCCTGGCTTCACTTGGCTTACCCCAATGCCACGCACAATGTGCCATCTGCATATAATACTCTGATTTATTGTGATACTTCTTCAGAGTGCGCAATGGTTTAGTAAACTCTTTGGAAAGACCCTGCTTAATATATGTGTAGGCACTTTGCATATCTCCATTAAACTGCCAGTTCTTGCTCATTAATATATAAGCTTCCGGGCGTTCAGGTAGCAGGTTTAGGGCATGGTGGTACATATTGCGCACCGTGCCTTCACGATTACCTTGTTGTGAAAAACACTCTCCGATCTGCAGTAAGCATTCGTACCCCAACTCATTCTTATTGTCTCTTGCGACTTTGAAGTAAAATGTTGTAGCAGATGCAGTCTGTCCGGCTTTATGGTAATCGCGGGCTATCCTGTACATAATTTCCGTACGATCATTCCCATTTTGCGTACAGTCAGGATAGGTAATGTAATCTTTAATTAACTCCTCGATCATAGCATAATGTCCATTATGGATTTTTGAGGGCACTCCAATACAAAGGCTGCATTATCATTGAATCCAAATGATATAAGAAAGTTTCCATTATACTCACACATACCTGTGGCAAACTCTATATCTGCACCCATGAAGTAGAATACCTCGGATAAATAATTTATCTTAAAATTCTTATCAAAACCAACAAACCGGTGTGGATATTTTGCGTCCTTATTGCCCGCTTCACTCCATAGCATATCTACTTCATGAATTACGCATATATATCCATGCTCCCAAGGGATAACATGCGTACCACCCCTTAGATCTCTGGGAGTAGGTAGTGCTTCATCTTGCTGAATAACCACCTCGCAAGTTTTCTTTTCAGGATCAACCTTTACCACTTCTGTTGGGTTCGCCCATTTAACATAATGGTAGGGCATATCAATGATGGGCATCCAGTTCTTTTCGCAGTATGAATCTTCATCTATCGCAGGAATCCTAAATCTTGACACCTCCTTGTTATCCACAATCTCGGACAACTCCATTCTACCCTGACCATTAGTTGTGGTATCCCGCCTTACACCTGTTAGGTAAAGCTTATCATCCCACCTCACAACTCGCCCATCTTCTAACCCAATAAACTCCCACTTAGGTTTTACATCGAGCTTGGAGGTATCCACCTTGTTGCACTCATTTATTTCTAGCTTATCATCTAGCGTGCAAAGGTAGTTATTTGTCGTTAAAGTTATGTCATTTTCTGGGTTTAAATATACCAATGGACCCTCTGCATGTTCATATTGTCTACTATGATAAAGGGTGTATTGACAATGCCTTATGTTTACCAGTAAATTTCCATTATCATTATATATAGATGGATTGAAAATAGCAGTGCCATTAGTGTGCTTTGAGTCTATAATCAGGGGCTTAATATCCCCGCCATCTTTTAAGACCTTATCTGTAAAGAACCTATTTTTAAACATGAAGTGTGAATGGATGGAAGCGAGGCGTTACCTATTAACGAGCCTCACCAACCCCGCCAATGTTCACCTAGTAGACCTAGATGAATTTGACGGGTATGGTGAATGCTCATGTGAGCATTTTCAGTTTAGGCTTTATCCTCGGCTTCGTCTTGGGAAGCGCCCTCTGTCCCCTCGGTGCCGGCATCTCCGACAGGCCCAGCAGGTGGAGCGGAGGCTTGCTGTTGCCGGATCTGACTCATAGCACGCTCATATACCTGTATCTTTGCCACCTCAAAGTGACCAACCATATCAGCAAGTGTTATTTGATTTTCAGATGAATACCTCATTGCTGTATTAATTAAAATCTCAGCAAGAGGTACAGGTTGTTGTTTTTGTTCGTCGCCCGACGGTTTATTATTTTCCTCACTCATTTGTTTAGTATTTTGTCTAGTGTTATAACTCCTGCGATTGTGAACATCGCATACAAAAATAAATCAAGCATCGTCATTTTTTACGCCTCATCCAAAAAACCAATAAATAACGATCACCCGACTCCACCGGCATGCCTCTGTGCATCATTCCTTGAGCAGGAAAAATAAGTGCATGACCATTGGGTAGGGCAGGGACTGATCCGCGATTAAAAAATTCTGTTCCCCCGCCTTCATATTCACCTGTGTTTAGGGGGACAACTAATGTAAAATCTGCATCTCCATCGTGATGCCAAGATGTTTGCTGAATGCCTCTTGGGTTGTAATTAGCTAACTGTATAACCCCAGAGGACATTATTCGTCCATATAATGCGCCTATGACGACATTTATGTGACTTAGAAATAATTGTAACATTGATAAATACCAACCAGGGCATTTATTTCTCAAAACAAACTCCTCGATCTGCACCTCTTCGGCTTCGTCAGGATTCACCTCAAATGAAGAATGTTTTTGAATATTTTCGATTTCACTCTGAATTGCTTTAATAAATTCAGCACTAAAAAGAGGCATTGTGTAAATATCATGCCCCCTATGTTGAGCGAGAGGTAATATACTTAATTGATCAGGTGTCAGGTCATCCGGTACGCCCTCTGTAATACATTTGCGCACCAAAGGCTTATCCTTTGCTATAGCTTCGGCTACATCTTTATCTAGCATCCATTCTGCTGGATACATAAGCATGTGATTCTTAATCACATACCCTGAGTCAGCCTGATTAACTAGGGATAATAGGTTCATTGTTTGGGTATGAACATATTGGGCAACTTCCGTGGCCAGGCTCCGGGCAGCAAGTGCTGCGCTTACAATGCGAACTGCATCCACCTAGCAATAATAAAATTGTGATTAAGATTTTCATTTTTTACGAAATCCCATTTTGCGCATTTCTTTTAACCTGCGTTTACCGATTGCTGTTGGTGTATTTTTTACTGTGCCGACCTGGACTAATTTTATTCCATTGTACTTTCTTGTGCCACCGAACGCACCTTTTGTGTGTCTTGCTGATTTACCACTCATATTAAGTATCCTTTCTCCCGAGCCCACGCAGGCTCCCTATGTATTTTATCATGGCATGGACGACACACGGAAAGCCATGTACCAACATCCATATAGTATTTCCCTCTTCCTTTCTTATGATGGACATCACTTGTCTTCGCCTTCATACACACTTCGCACAAAGGTAGTTTCTCCAAAAACTCCGCTCTCAGGATCCCATACTCTTTCATTTCCTTCTGCCTCTTTTTGCTCACCCTGCGCAATGGTGTTTTTCTTTTCAAAGGCCCGCTGCGCTTCATCATTCATGCGTATTATTGTCTGTAGATCCCACATATAACCAGGTGCAAAAAGCAGTTAAACATATGAAAAAAAATACCGTACCCATCTGTTACACGAATTTGTATGTAACTTATTCACTTGAGTCAAGACTTACATGCTTCGTAATTAAATCATCACTTATTCCTGCTTCTGAAATGTGATCGTCACCACCACCTATATTCCCCCTGGATAACTTCCATACTTCTCCACCCATATCAAGGATCATCTTTGCTTCATTATCAAAGCGTACATCATCAATTATAAATATTTTGGCATCAGATTCCTCGATTCGATGCTTTGTTATGTTTATCCAGATGTCAGAATTTATGGTATTTCTTCCCCACTCGGTACCCAAGGTCTGCAAGCAGTATCTAGCTGACACTCCAAGATGTGGAATTATTCTTTCCTTATCTTCCTTGATGTAATCTTCATGAACAATGCATCCAAGCATTTCTTTTAATGGCGAGGCAAAGCTCATGATTCTAATTTTTGCCAAATCAGGTGCCGTGCAATGAGCTTGAGCGACCATATCAAAAACAAGCTGATTGGCATAAGTGGACTTACCCACACCCTTGGGTCCCGCTAATCCTATTATCTTAACCATTTCTTCCTCCTTACTGCTTCCATCCCGCCACGAAAGAATATCCTAAAAATACGACCCCACACCAGAAGAGTGCGCCACAAAGGACGCACCCGTCTGGGTAGAAAATAGACAAATCGAAAGACACGCCTAAGCATCTTTCTTGTCTAAGAAGGTTAAGTTATCCATCGTAACCACGGGCTTCTGGAACTTATGTCCATCTTTCTCCCATTCCTCGATGTGAAGAGGGCCACGAATCTTTAGGTTTTTACCTTTCAGGGACAACTGCATGAGCTTGTCATTGAGCTTGTCTCTCCAGGAATTTACCGTGATGTAGGATGTCCTTTCTCCGTCCCCTATTTTCTCATTTACAGCCAACCGAAGAACAAGGAGGTTTCTTTGCCCCGCTTGTTTCATTTCTGGTTCTGCAACCGACGTTCCTATGATGTTTGTGTATATCTCTCCTAGCATTTTATTATTATTTACTTTGTTAACTTGACCCAACTGCATTTATCAATTGGGCACTTAAAAACATATTGGCTCCTGCCATCTCTTCGATCTGTCTGAGTTTTCTTTATCCAATACTTTTCAGTATCTTTATGGATTATCGCAGCGTTCTTACATGACTTATCAAGTACCGCTATAAACAAAGGCTTAGGGTCTTTATACTCCCAAGCATGTACAGCCATGACATTTACCCCTCCCCACGACTTGGGCCAATCATCGGCTCCATTGGGGAAGTCAACCAGCTTGGTCTGCTTTACCTCAATTGGCATATTTAGGTAGAGGTCGCAGTCATCTAGGTAATCCATTCTCTTTTCAAAACTTGGTCTCTCCTTGGTGGGTAGAAGTGTCACTTGGTACTTTAGGCTCCTCAGGTACTCAGCCATAACAGAAACACTATGATTTGAATCTCTTAAGTCTTTGATGAAGTCTCTCATTTCTCCTTCTTTGGTCCATGGATGGTTATGATCGCATTCCCGTATTGAACCCGTATCTTTTCTCCTCGTTTTAACTGAAGAACCTCGTCTTTATTTAGATTTATTTCTACCTGCTTCATGAAAGTCGATCTATGGATTCCGCAAAATCCCCTTGAATTGGTTGTCTTGCTATTTTCGGTTTCGCATGAAGCCTAGGCTCGGATTCTTTCTGCCTAAACCTTTGGGTGAACCTATCGAATGTTACACGATTTTTCGTGTGTCCAATGGGACCAAATCGGTTCTTGTTTACGATTATATCGGTGGTCTCAGTGTCCCCACCTGCTTTCATCTCTCGATGTAGCATAACTACAATATCAGCATCCTGCTCGATCTGACCCGACTCCCTAAGGTTGTGAAGGGCAGGGGGGCCTCCTGCTTTAGCTGAATCTCGATTTAACTGGCAGATCAGGAATACAACCAAGTCCAACTCTTTAGCTAATCTTTTACACGCTTTTGAGATTTGAGCCACCTGTTGCTCCCTAACATCCCTCTTATCCTCTGGCTCCATAAGTCCTAAGTAGTCGATGAATATGGCATCGATTCCATGCTTACGATTCATCGTTTTTGCTTGGGCACGGATTTGAGAAATGGTCTGAGCGGGATTATCATCAACCCAAATAGGAAGCTCGGATATATTCTCTAAGCCTTTTTGCAAAAGCCTTCTATCCTCATCATTGTCCCTACGATCCGCAAACTTTGATAGATTCACCCCTTGGTCGATTGCCGCCAACTTTTTACCCAACTGATCCTTGGACATCTCTAAGCTAAAGAACAAAATGTTTTTGCCCTTATATCCTGAGTGATGAGCAACATTCATTGAAAAGGTCGTCTTACCAACAGAAGGACGGGCTGCGACCACAACCATTTGTCCCGCCCTAAACCCCCCATCAAGTATGGAGTTAAGAAACGGAATATTGGTTGTAATCGTAGCACCGCCCAACTCTCGTTCCAGTTTGATCGCTTGGTTTGTAGCTTCAGCTAATTCTTTTGCTGACACTAAAGTTTTGGAGTTTGGTTCGATTAAAAGATTAAGAGCCTCCTCTGCCTTCACTGCGATCCGAGTAGGGTCATCAAGTTTCCCTGCCTGCTCGACATCGTCCTGAATCTTCAGGCATAAGTTTTGTAGCTCCCTAAATTTGTATGCTTTAACAAGCCTATCCACCCATTCCCGTCCCCTTGTGGTTGTATCGCAACACATCAATACTTTAGAGGTGAATCCGGGGTTATCTTCATGCCAACCCTTGGGAAGCCTCTGCATGGCACCAATCATGCCAAAGTCATCCTCTCGCTCGGCTTGCCTAGCCGCAATAAAATATTCGGTGTTCGCTAAATCGGTAAAATGATTTTCACTAATTCCATTTTCTATTCCGTATGCCCAAATATCATAAGATGGCTCATCGTCCTCATGTCGGCAGGTAGATAGAAATCCACGCTCCGCATCATAGTCGCTGTAATTATTCAATGTCATATGCAATCTCTCCTCCATTATTTTCACTTATCTCGTTTTCATAGCCTCCGTCATTCAGCCAACTATTCGGATGTTTGTACTCCCGAACCTTCATTGCCTCGTCGTTGCAATATTTGTTGTACTGATCCGCTAATCGATCGGGGGCTAATTCCCTTAATTCATCCCAATTCTCAGAAATGGTTTTGATAACTCTTTTGGGAAACATTTTGTTATCGCAATTCACCCAAAACTTTTTGAACCACAACTGAACTTGTTTTTTCTTCTCATTTGTCGGACTCGACGATTTATCTTTAGATAAATCTAAATTAGTATCACACGTACGTACGCGAGGATTGTCCGACACCTGTCCGACATTTGGCACTTTTTTGGTTTTACCATTTGTCCGACACCTGTCCGACACCTGTCCGACATTTGATTGTATTCTCCACCCACATTGAGCCATGTAAATCTCCAATCCTGCTCGAGCAATTTCACTAGGTTTTTTACCTGTTGCTGAGCAAAAAGATTGGAGATTCATCAAAGCCTCAGGAGATAGTCTAAATGATATTCTATCGCTCATCTACTTACCTCCACCCACGTTTTTTCGTCCTTGTAGCTTTTGACCTTCTTTTGGGAGACTTGGAGGATGATCGAGTCTGGGTCATCTTCAGGTATAATCCCTGCAAGCCTGAGCGCATCGATGAGATGCTTTTGCCCCCCAACGAGATTGTCGGGGTCACAGATTCTGACTCGGCAAGAGATAATGCGGATTCGATGGCGTTTCCCACCTCTATTGTCATCTCCCTTTTTTCTTTCAATCGCTCCCAAGGACTCCACCTCAAAAAAGTGTTCAAGGAAGGGGTTCTCTTCTTCACGCAAAGCGTTATCTTCTCTCCCACTTCCATTACTTTTTTGGGGCATGAGCTTTTATAATGGATGGTGCCTTAGGCTTTGTCCTAGCAATATCTTTAAATCTTTGCTGAAGATCTTTTTTAGCCTCCGCCTTAGACATACCTGTGTGGCTTGCCCATATCGTTATAAATGGCGTCATTGAGAACTTCATGACTTCTAGTAATTGATCCCAACCAATCACATTTGAATCGATTATAATATTAGCAACTTTCTTGGCATCGTAACTTGTTACATTACCGCCACCCTTTAATTTATATCCTGGAACGCATTCCGGATTTTCCTCTAAACGAGCTTTTACTGCCGACTTTACCGATTTAGCAAATGTCTCCGCAAATACCGCCATTGACATTGCTTCTGCTAAATCCTCATCCTTCAACCAATTTTCCATATTTTCCCTCCATTATTACTTTCATTAAATTTCTTGCTTCTGGGCAAAACGGGACCGCCGAGCACCACTTGCACTGCGACGGCCCCGCTGTCCGAGGAGCATTCTCACTCATTGCTTCGTCCACTATGTCTGAAATCCACTCACCTTTACCCCTAAGATGATCGGAAGAGTAGCTAGCAGTGGTGTACATCGGCTCCTTGAAAGGCTCGATTAATGCCACAAAAACTTCTGAAACCTTAGGGTAGTTTTTCTGAACCAATACAGCTTGAGCTAACAACTGCTGATTAATATGAGCAGGATCATGATCACCTCTTAAGGTTTTGTAGTCAGCTAGAAATGCAAATTCTTGCAAACTTCCATCTACTAACTTTGACCATGTCTCCA